TGCTACCTTGCGTGACGCGCCGCTGGACGCAAGCCCCGACGGGGTACAACTTCTTTCCCTGGCAGGGTCAAAAGATAGATTCCCCCTACGGGGCAAGCTGGACCTCTGACGATGATGTCCATGCGATCACGCCACCAGCCCCCATCAATGGGCTATTCTTCGCGCCCACAGTAGTCCCTGCAGCACCCATAACCCAGGTCAACGGACCCATCACGGTTGGGAATGATTTCCTCTGCACAGTTCCTGGTAGGCACTTAGTTGGGATTTGGTTCTACAAGCTCGCCTCAGAAGCAATCACGTCTTACCCACTTACTGTCTACCGGGTAAGCGACATGTCAGTGCTGGCTTCTGCAACAGCTACGACCGTCCCTGCAGAAGTAGGCTGGCACTACACACCACTGGCCACACCGCTGACCCTCACCGCGAACGACCAGATGCGTATCGTGGTGTACCACTCAGGCGCCAACTATGTGTCCACAACGGGCGGCGCGATGTCAGACACGGTGCTTGGGGCCTACAAGCTCATTATCAACACAGGCTATGCTTTGGGGCCGCCGGCCCCTCCGACCACATCCATTATAGGTTACTACTATTACGTCGACATTGCTACCGACGATCGACCCACAAAGGTTGATGTCGCGCAGTGGGACTCGTGGGTCAACGGCCCCGATCGCATTGGAGCCACGAGCCTAACCACGGTGGCAGCAAATGATACTCTCTACGTAAGTGGAACCGGGTGGACTAACATCCCGTGGGCCTCTTTAAAGGCTGGCAACAGGGTTCAGATCATGTCCGCCGATGGTGTCACACTGTACCAAGACTGGACTGCCACCACCGATTACGTAGCGCAAGCGCCAGGTGGGCACTTCAACGTGACTGGTACGCTTCTAACTGTGCCGGCCACGGCATCACAGATACAAGCGATATGGATAACATGAGCCTCGAGCAGGTAACCAGCGAGCCTGTTCTACTGGGCTACCAGCAGCAACAAATGTATCAACTCATCGTGCTTAAGATGCAGGACCTGGCGAGGTTGATCCAACAGGCGGCTCCTGGGGGCCCGCTGCTGGATCGGGCCTTGGACAGCCTCGGCCAGGCCCTGCAATACATCCAACTGGACATGGCTGGTGGGCAGCCACCACCCGAGCAAACATAACGCCCGGACACGCGACGGCCCTGACACGGTGGCTGCCCACCAATGGCAAACGGAAATGGACTTGGTTGGATCGAAACGGTCAGCAAACTCATTACCCAGGTGGGCTTCCCCATCGTGGTGGCTGGCTTTCTGCTTTGGTGGGTCATGTTCAGGTTCGAGAACTCGCTGGATACCATTGCATATCGACTCGAGCACAATGCTGACGTCGCTGCGCAGCTTGTTCAGGCGAGCGCCGACGCTAACAAGCTGATGGCCAGTGAGATAGATGAACTCCGTCGGCAGACGACGGCCCTCGAGTATTTGGCCAACAAGATTCGCGAGCGGGATGGCAAGTGATCTTCAAGCCGTACTTCTTTGATCATATCCGAGCGACTCTGTTCGGGAATAAACTAGTTTCGGGCCAAGTCGAAGGGTACGATAGGATAATCAACCTGGCAGAGTCGCTCGGAATTGGTGATAGGGAACTAGCGTATATCCTAGCCACTGCGTACCACGAGACGGCCCGCACGATGCGCCCGATAGATGAGATCGGGCAAGGCAGGGGGCGGCCCTATGGCGCGCCCACGGGCCCGTTCAACAAGGTGTACTACGGGCGGGGCTACGTGCAACTTACATGGTTGACCAACTATGAGAAGATGGATACCAAACTTCAGCTCAAGGGTGAATTGGTCCGCAGACCTGAACTCGCAGGGGATCCAGAGATCGCCGCTAAGGTGCTTGTCTTGGGTATGCGTGATGGTGATTTTACTGGCGTGGCTCTCCGCCAATTCATCGACGATAGAAAGACCGACTTCGTCAACGCTCGCAAGGTGGTTAATGCGCTCGACCGGGCCGCGGAGATTGCGCGTATTGCAACCCATCACGCAAACGCCATTGTGCACCTATAGCCAGGAGAAGTGCGATGCCATTGAAAGGCAAGAGCCCCAAGCAGGTGATGCACACGGAGATGCACAAGTTCAAGGAGGGCAAGCTCCACAGCGGGAGCAAAAAGGGACCACTCGTCAAGAGTAGACAACAGGCTATTGCCATTGGCTTGTCAGAGAGTAGGCAAGCAAGCAAGAAAAAGTGACCGACGGCGGGGTGGTGGGGAGGTGGTCCGACTGTAAAGGAGTAACTATGGCACGTGCACCACGCATTCCAACCGCGAAGCCTGCTTTGGGGGGCAGCACAGGCGCTCCCTCGCGCATACTCACCAACCCCGTGAAGGGATCATTTGATGATCCCGCGGGCCCAATCATCGGGGTGGGCACCGGCCCTGGCCGCGCAGCTGTTGTGGGGGCGACACCCGGCTTGACCACAAGTGGGGCTATGTCGAGAGGGGGCATCAGTCGATCGTCGATTCGTAGATCAATGAAACCCAAGTTCTAATGGAGTTAAACTGGCCCTGGTGTGAACGCTGTGGGAAGCCAGTGGCCTTCCTGAGTACCAAGCAAGATGTATGGACGGGGGCAATCGTCTACACGGTCGAGTGTCACGACGAAGTGTCTGTCCAGTATGCGTTTGGGATTGACACCCACGACACGAGGTTAATAGGAACCACATGTCCAGGCACATGACAAGTCCAAAGGCGGGGTGGGGTGGGGGGTCCGGCCATGTCTAGACATCTCGATTACCGCGACTTGGAACCGCTCGAGCGCCGCATCGTGCTCATGCGTGCGGCGGGCATGAGCGAGCAAACCATTGGGCACTTCATTGATGTCGACTACATGACAATCAATGCAATCCTCAAGAGACCCCGCTGCGCCCGCTATCTGCTAGCTGTCGAGTCCACCTTTGTGGATGATCTCAGGGATGGTGCCAAGATGCTCGACGACGCCATCCAGCACACCGCCACCCGAGCGTTCCACATAGAGAAGGAGGTAATGGAAACACTATTCCTCCAGAAAGAAAGTGTCAGGGCACAACTTGGGGCAGCCACCACAGCCCAGGATATACTCGATCGTGCGGGGCGCCGCGCGCCCGTGAGAACGCAGACCGAGGTACGCCACACCATTGATTCCGAGGCACTGGCAAAGGTCGCTGATGTTCTGAAGGAACATCGGGTAATAGACATCACTCCAAACGGGGGGAGGGGGGTGGGGTCCGAGTCCGGCAATAGAATTGCCGAAGGAGACGCTCATGGCCGACAAATGGATCCAAGGGGCCATCAAGAAACCTGGAGCGCTGCACCAGCAGTTGGGTGTCCCACAGGGGCAGAAAATACCCGCCAAGAAACTGGCGGCGGCAGCCCAGAAGGGTGGAAAAGTGGGCCAGCGAGCCCGACTCGCACAGACCCTAAAGGGGTTTAAGAAATGAAGGGCTGCGCAGCAGCCCAGGGGTTTAAGAAATGAAGAAGCCCACCAAGCAGGACAAAGCGGCGTTCATCAAGAAGGTTCGCGGGGCGAAGGAGCCAGATGCGGACGATATACCCAAGAACCCCAAGAGCAAGCGCGTAGCGAACGCGGACGACGCGAAATGAAAGCGCTCAACACAGTTAGGCACGTCACCCTACGGTATCCGAGGGACACCCCACGCATATCCCGCAAGCGCCTCTGGTATGATCGGAGCGAGTGGCGCGAGAACCCTCAAGTCAACTACGAAGGCTCGGGCACGATGATCGACCACGCGTTGGATCAAGCTCGCAACCGACCTATGTTGCAACAGTCGCCGCAGGGGAATGCGATTGGTGCGATCATGAATCATGTGGGTCGCACGGGACTCAAGAAGCTATAATGTGGTTGACCGCCATAGCTCTTGTGTGCTTGGCCCTGCTGGCAGGCGGGCTGATTCTTGTTAATTGGGTCAACAAGGAGGAAAAGGGCGATGAAGAGGCCAGACGACGAGACGACCGAGGAGGCTCCTGACGTGGATCCTACCCCGGAGGAACTCGAGCAGCTCGAGCAGGATCTCGATGACGGGGAAGAGGATACCTGATTGTTGGCTTTTCAGTTATTGAAGCGCCACGACAACGCCCAACAAGGGGCGGGGAGGGGCGGGGTCCGACAATACTCAAGAGGTGGGGTCCGATAATGGACGACACTGACAGCCAAGAAGAAATCCGCCTTAAGTTGCGGTACCAAGCCCAGCACTCGACCTACGTGATGGCCAAGGCCGTTATTGGATTCGAGGACATAGTGCCTGGTATCCACGGTGATATGTGTCGCTTCATCGAACGTCCCAACCGCCGCAAGCTTGGCCTCGTGCCCCGCGATCACCTCAAGACCAGCATCTGGACCATCAGCGACACGGTACGGCGCGTCGCGCTGGATCCCAACACTCGCATCCTCATTGGAAATGAAACAGCGACGAATGCGTCTCATTTTCTTCGTCGCATACAAGCGGTATTTGAGCGCTCTTCGATCTTCCGGTGGCTCTTTCCAGAAATCATCCCTGAGCCGGGGAAGACAAAGTGGTCTGAGACTGAGATGCTGGTTAATCGCACACAAGATTATCCAGAATCTACGGTCGAAGTAATCGGCGTTGGTGGTGCAGTTGTCTCGCGGCACTACCCGCACATCAAACTGGATGACCTCGTTGGCAAAGAAGCGAGCGAATCGCCTGAGGTCATGAAGAAAACCATCGACTGGTACCTCTACACTGAGAGCCTGTTGGTCCGCCCAACGGACCCGATTGATGTATATGGCACGACGTGGACGTTCAAAGACCTATATGCGTGGATCCGAGAGCACGAAGCGGGTATTGATTTCTTTCACCGTAAGGCTGTTGGTCGAGATGGTCGCGTGCTATGGCCCGAGCGGTTTCCCCTCCATGAACTAGAGCGCATTCGGGCCAAGATTGGACCCTTCAAGTTCTCTTGCCAGTACCAAAATGAGCCTTTCGATCCCGAGCACATGACTTTTGACCCTGCCTGGCTCCGCTACTACGAGCTAGACAGGTGGACACTCGAGGAAGGCCATGTTTTACTCCATTTTATTGGCGTTCCTAAGCCAGTTAAGTGCATTCCTGTTATACTTGTTGACCCAGCTATTAGCGAACGTGACACTGCGTGTCGAACGGCCGTAGTTTGCGCGGGTCTAGACGAGGCGGGGCGCATTCTGGTGCTCGAGGCATGGGCCCAACGGTCCCAACCGCTCCTCATGATTGAAAAGATCTTTGAAATGGCAGAGAGGTGGGATCCTATATGTGTCGCAATCGAGTCTGTGGCCTACCAACGGGCCCTTAAGGGCTTCATAGAAGCCGAGTGCATGCGGCGCCGGCGATGGTTGAATATCCGCGAGGTGGTCCCGGGCTCCCGAACAACGAAAGAAACCAGAATTCGGGGCTTGCAGCCCTATGCGAGCCGTGGCGAATTGTGGCTTCGTCGTTCTACCTGTAACTTGCTTATTGAGGAGTTCGAGAGCTTCCCACTTGGGGCCACGGTGGACCTTCTAGATGCCCTTTCATACGGCCCCCAGGTATGGGTAAGCCCCGACGAGGCAATCCTGGACGACAAGGTTGATGTGGAGGACGAGCGCCGAGAGCGGTACCTCGGTGTGAGTCAATGGACGGGGTACTGATGCCAACAACTATCCGAATCGTTCTGGCGGTCAAGCAAGCGAACAACTATGTGACCGAGAATCTGGACGATGTCTACAATTCCCAGTATGGCTTCCACACCAACATCTCAACACCCATCGGCACCGAGGTCGAGGTGCAGTGGCCCACAACGGGCGAGACCCAGGTCTACATCAGGCTCCCCCAGGGAGCCGTCTCCTATGTCGTGAACACTCGCGACCAGCCAAGCGACTTTGGATGGGAGATAAACGTGCCCATAGGGGACGACTTTACTCCTCTACTGCTGTACAAGCCTAGTAGCCTACCTTCATTCTTCATAAAGACCAGCGTGCTGCAACCCCTCATTGGGCTATTCTTCTTCTAGGAGTGTGATATGGGACAAATGCTAGGTCAGTTGGGTGGAGGTGGCCCTCAACAGGGCGTGCCGATTGGTCCCCAATCGAACCAGATGCAATCCAGTGGTGGGCAGCAAACCGCTGGGGGTGGGTTTGGCACCATGCCACCGGGCATGATGTCCAACTTGCTGAGTGCCCTGGGGACTACCACCCCAGGTGCCACTGGTGGCAGACCCGCTAGTAAGGTCACTCGAGCCCAAAATGCGCGCGCTGTCGGGATGAGCACCGCTAAGCGCCTCCAGCAGCTCCGGGGTGTGGGTGCCAACACGCCGGGCATGGATCAGGTCATGGAGCGCCTCAATGCGACACCCATGCATGCGTTCATGATGTCAGGCGCAAGTGGCCCCAACCAGCAGATAGCTGGCGTAGCCCCGGGCAACTGGTCCTCACCGACCATGTACTGAG